AACGTATCTCTTGGCTTCTTCTTCTGTTGGGGCGGCATAGGCTGATTTTACATCGGCAAATATAACATTGGCCAAGTCGCTTCCAAGATGGCCGCTAAAGGCAATCAAGTCGCCACCTGCAAATTGACCAAGAGTATTCAAATCAAGACGAGGTCTGTAATAAAAGTTTTCTTCATCGTTGCTTTTTGAAACAGCTTGGATTAAGTTGTTCCAACCGTTTTTGTTTTTAGCCAACACGCAAAGATGACTAAGCTTTCTATTTTCTTCGTTCTTAATTGTGCAATCGGCTGGGCTTAGGTAGAACTCGCATCCAAGTATTGGCTTAATATTCTTAGAACGACAAGCTTGCGTAAAGGCCACAGCGCCCGATATGGTGCCGTGATCGGTTAGGGCGCAGGACTCAAAGCCCAACCCCGAACAGCGTGAGGCGACCTGTGAGGGCTTCGAGAGGCCGTCTAAGAGGCTGTAGTGTGTGTGCAGGTGTAATGGTGTCCAATTCATTTTTTCTTATCCGCTAATCTACCACCGCCGTCGCCATAGGTGGTAATTTTGTCAATATCTCCATATTCTTCAACAACTGTGTTTATGCCCTTTTTCACGACTTCATCACGTATGTGTTGGCATAAACTTTTGCCTGTGTCTTTGTAGGGTTCGCTAAATTTGCAAAGCTTCTGACACTTCCAATGCAGATTTTTGTTGGAAAGCAGTCGTGGATGCTGTATGTTTCTTATCTGTTCAAATTTTTTCTTAAGTATCTCTTCTGCCTTTTCGTAATCATCTTCATCAAAAGCCATCGAAAATAAACCACCGTCATTTATGTAGTAAATGCTTATTGAAAATTCACGGTCTGGGTACATATTTTTCAAGGCGTAATAATACAAAAGTAGCTGGGTGTCGCCTTGTAGTTTTTCGTGTGTTTTCTCTTCTCCTGTTGCCCAGTTTATTCTCTTTCCAGTTTTGTAATCTATTATTTCATAGTACCCATCCGAATGTTCTACTATAAGATCAACGGTTCCTTTGATTGCCAAATAACCTTCAATTGTTTTCCCGTCAAGTTCATAAGAATACTTCGCCCAAGGCTTTTTGATTTCAAAATCAAAGAACAACTCGGTGGCAAAAACGTTTTGATTTCTAGGGTCAAGCGCTCCGTCGTTATAAGCTACCGCTTTATCTGCCCATCTTTTGCAAGCTCTGCGATCAGCCTCTGTAATGTTGACTTCTGGAAAAGACGAACTGTAGTAATCAAACGCTATGTCATTAAGAAGCTCAATATTATCACATTCTTCAAGAGATAGCTTCTTTCCTGTTTCATCATCTTCTACAAAGCCTAAACCCTTTTCCATAGCGATTTTTTTATCGCCAAGTGTTTGCATTACCTTATGAGTAATTGTACCCATCAAAGCCTTTTTATTAGTCTTATCTTTAAAAGACAGATTGTATTGTAGGAAAAATTTTTGTTCGCAGAAGTCTAGGGTTCCTATGCTGCTGCTTCTATGGTAACAAATTATCATCTAGCGGTTCTATTTCCGATATGGGCAGGTTATACATATCTACATGAGTTTTAAATCCATTTGTTATATCAACATCTCCAGCTTGCCAAATCTTGGCTCTTGCAAAATAATCTTCAGGCTCTGCCTGCCCTAAAATCCAAATGTTTTTGATGCCGCGATAGGTACGTTTTCCATTTTCCATCGCCATGTTTTCAAATTCAATGCTTGCAAAAATATATAAATCAGGTCTTTGGTGTCTGCTGGTCTTTGCAACCGACACGTCGTAATAATCTAAAGGTGGAACTGTTCTTCTTTTCGTTTTTATTTCTATTCGTGTTTTGTCCTTCCAGATATCGTAATTGTATTTATCGTCGCCGTCATTGCAGCTAATAATTTCTGCATTAATGTATGACGCAACGGCCTCTTCTCCCAAATACCCCGCAAGGTTTCCACCCCCTCGGAGAATTGAATTTCTTATCGCTCCCAATTTTTTGGCTTTCTTTTGGGCGCGCTCTATCATTGAGTAATCCCAAGGGACGCTTATGATCCTTTTGTTTGCAACCATCCCCAGTCCCTCAAAACTTCCATTAGTGATCTGTTGGTTTCGTCTAAGTTGGTGTTTGCGTTATCTAGCACATGATCAAATCCTTCATAATCATTTAATGCCGTTTCGCTTTCGTGCTGGTCATCATATGGAGACCTAGTTAATCGAATAACTTTACCACCGGCTTTCTTGATGGCGTCTGCTTCGTTTGGAAAGCGAACGTCTGGCACAATTGCAAGCTCGGTTCCGCTTTCTAGCATCCTGTTAATACAACTCTCAACCCAAATGTTAGATTTGATTTTCCTGCAAATGTCAGTTCCAAAATACTGCAAGAATTCTCTGGCCGTCATAAAGCCCCCTGAATCCTCACCCGTAGGGACATCTTCCCATTTAATATTTATGGGCGTGTTCTTTTCCTCATCTGTTCCATAGCACTGCTCTTCAGTTAATCCAAACAACTGTATCGAAATAATCTTGAGCGGGTCTGCGAAGCTAAAAGATCTAACATAAGGCCAAATTGATCTATTTGCATATTCAACAAAGTCTGCGTCTTTTCTTTCGATATCTAAAAACCCAAGACCTTCGACCTCTTTTCCATTTTCATCAAGCTGAATCGCATTTACTATAAGGTTGCCTTCTTCGTCCATGAGAAATTTCTCAACTACGTCATGTACCCTGAGTTGGTATCCATGTAAAAATTTGCAGCAGGTGGTTTTTCCACTTTGCTTAACGCCAGAAAATCCTAAAATATTCGTCATTATATATGCTCCTTTATCTGCGGCTTAATTTCTTGATTAATTTGTTCGACAGACATGTCGCCTACGTCTTTGGTAGAAAGTTCTATTTCAATAATATTAAATGTTCTTTCGCACTTTTTGCGTATGGAATTTCTCGCCTTATTCCCCGCTTCATCGTTGTCTGTTAGCAACACCAGCGTAAAGGCTCCAGACGTTTCCAGAATTCTTATTTGTGTGTCTGTAAGACCAGACCCAAACATTCCAACCACGTTCTTTATATCGGCTTCCCAAAGTCTCCAAACGTCGCCTTGTCCTTCGACTAGAATTGCTGTTCTTTTTTCACGAATTTTGTCTTGAGATAACCAATACCCATAGAGCCAAGCTCCAGAGTAAAAATTTTTTGAATTGACCCACTTTTTCCCCTTGTAGTTCTCATGCATGACTCTGCCCACGCATCCTACCATGCGCTCAAAATCATCATCATAAACGGGGGCAACTACTCTATTTCGCATTTGTTTAGTTGAATCCAAGCATACCCCAACATCAAATTCATCCAAAACTTCTTTTGAATATCCCCTCTCTATATAATACTTGGCCGGTCTTTTTAGGGAAGCCCTAACCTTGTCTCGCTCAACACCGTTGGCCTTATTTTTTTCTCGTCTTTGTAGGGCTTTTTCAAACTTAGAAAATGTACTAAAGTTCACGTTTTCAGACTCTTTGTTTAAATCTTCAAAATTAGTTTCAACTAGCTTCATGCAATATTGAACCGTTTGGTCAAACGTAACTTCTTTGTCTTCTATATCTGATAGCAACAATCTAATCAACCCAACTGGCGTATTAACATTGTCTTCTTCACACCCCTGTGTCCAGCATTTCCATAAGCCAAAGTAGGGATGCTCTAAGTCTGTGTTCATGGTAAAAGCATTTGGGTTGTCGCCTTTGTGTATTGGACAGGAACAAGAAATATAGTCTTCAAAATCATTTATTTCAACACCAAACTGCCCAAGTATGGGTACTATGTTTTGAGCAATCTTGTCTGACAGCTTCTTCAATTCTTTTGTTGTAAGTTTTTTCAAAATGGCTTCTCCGGGTCTATCTCTTCTTCTAAAACAAACCCCTCTTCACCACTGTTTACATTATTATCAAAGCCTTCTTTTTTCTTTTTGCCAGCCAAAATGTATTCGGACTTAGTGAAGCCTTCGTCTATGCGTCCGTACTCGCCCCTCATGCTCATATTAATATAATCAAACTCATCGGCTAACCCACCGCCGTGACGAGCTACGATGGGTACTAATTTTCTGTTTCCACTTTCTCCATTATCTTCTGCCGTTTCTTCGTCTGACTTTCTCTTAAAAATAGTAAAGCTACTGCAAAGCCAAATCAAGCGATCAGAACCGCTAACAACATCGGTCGATTCTTTTGTGATTCCATCCCTATTTAATTGAACAAAACTGAGACAGGGAACGTCATACTGAACAGCAAAGTTGTGAAGCTGTGTAATCTGAAATCCTAAAATTTGAAATTCTTTTAACCCATCAGACATTTGGTCTGAGTGCATGAGCTTTAAGTAGTCATAGACAATCATACAGGGGTTGGTTCTTCCGTTTTCATCAAAGCCAACCTTTTTAACAATCCACCTTCTCATAATTGAAAGGGTTTCTTCAAATGATTTTCCTGCAATGGTAATATAATCATATGGAATGCTTTTAAGTTCCTCCGCTGCTTGTGTAACACGTTCTTTTCCACCTTTAGATTTAGAAAAACCGCCAGTAGCAATTTCATTAATCTCAATGTCACTTAAGTTTGCCAAGAGGCGATTAACGTGATCTTCCTTAGACATTTCTGTGTCGAGCATGAGAACTGGTATTTTGAGCTTGCCAGCAATGTGCAAAGCTACATTGTCAGCAAACATGCTTTTGCCAACCTTGGGTCTGGCAGCAATAAGGTCTACGCACTTCCTTCTAAACCCACCCCCAATTGATTTATCAAACCTTGGAAAACCGCTACTTATGCCAAGCATCTCTGCTGGATTTTCTATTAAGTGGTTTATGTATTCTTCTATATCCTCGCTAATGATTACTGGCTTGTCTTCAATTTTGTTGTTTAGCGAGGAAGACAACTCAAAAAACGGTTTTTCTCCAATGCTAATGATTTGATCAACGGTTTCGTCTCCGGTAACATCTATGATGTTGGTTATAACGCGCTTTGCTGTTAACCGAACGTCTCTGGCTATTTCTAATTTTTTGAGTTTAATTGCATGGTTTCTTACATTCTCAATAGCAATGTCTAGGTTCATTATCGCCCTAACGTGTTCAGGCGATATTCTATTTTCAAATGCTGCGTCTAGGCCAACATCTTTTGCTGCACTTAGTATTGATGGAAAATCTACTTCATTGTTAGTTTCAAATATTTTTGTTAGGCAGGCGTATAATATTTGATTTTCTTCAAGCGTAAATACACTCACGCTTATGATGTCATCAACATCAATGAAAGCTTCCGATCCATGCTTTACCAAACCGGCTATGACAGCACGCTCAGAAGCTGTGTTTGCGATCTGCTCTGCCATTAGCCAACACACTTACCGCAGCGATGAAATTGTCCAACTTTGTATTTAGCATTAATTTCTTCCTTCTCGCCGCAAACATGGCAGACTACTTCAACTAGGCTTGCTGGAGGTCGCCTTTGCGTTAAAGGAACATTTGGTGTTTTCAGTTCTGGATCTTCTGAAACCAACGCCTCCGTACCATCGTCAACAAATTGATTTTTTTGAGCCTTAACTGGTTCACGCTTGCCGTGGTTAGTATCTTCTTCTAGCTTTGTAGAAAAATCTAAGTCTTTCGACCGCATCTGCACTGGTGACTGCACGGCTTTTTCTGCGATTGGCTCTTCTGGCTTTCCTCCTTCTGGTTTTCTTCCTTCTGGTTTTCTTCCTTCTGGTCTGATTTCTTCTCCCGTGAGAAGCTTAAAGCCTTGAATAACTTGTTCCATATCATTGCAAAGAATCCCTTCTTTAATTTTATCTATAGGTGTCATTTTTTCTTTTCCTGCTTAGTTCTAGTAATGTGTCTGCTTGTCTTCTTATATCTCTTATGGAATCAGAAAGCAATGTTACTTTACCTTCTGCAAACCTCTTAACCCTCCAAACTTTTTGGACGAAATCATCTTCTCTTATTACAGAGTGTACCTTAACTTCCCATTTGGTATATTTATCAAAATTCTCAGATCTTTTTGCAACTGCGTGGTTTATGAACTCTTCGCACCATTTAAACTTGGCTAGATGTTTGTTGTATACCTTTTGTAGAAAGCTACAGTACCCCTGAACGACAAATGCTTTTTGGCAGCATTCCTCTGGTGTTAAAGATTTTAACTCAAACCCAGAAAGGTTGATTATTTGCTCAACCTCTGGATTGGGCTTTACGCTTATGACACCTTCACCAGCAACATAATCTTCCAGTTGCTGAATGAAGTCATCCAGCTTCTCTATTGATAATTCTGTTTCTCCACTCATCTTCTGTTTCCGAATAGCTTAATGTGATAAGGTCAATAGAATTTATTTCAAGCCAATTAACCTTGTCTCTGTCTCTGGCTTTGGATTTTCTAAATCCCCGCATGTCACTATGAAAATGAGCGACAAACTCAAAGTGTTGTCGCCCATGAACCTCAACCGCCAAAGAACTTGACGGTATCAAGAAATCAACGAACAAAGTAGATTTTCTTGATGGCTTGTGTGAACCGGGAAGCGGAACCTCCTCAAAGATTCTATCATACGGGAATTCTTTTCGCAAGACCTTTCTGGCAAGAATGTGAAGATTGGAACGTGGTCTAGTGTCATCC